GGTTGATTAGGCAGTATCCACGTTCATCGAAGTAGAACCACTCATTGTTGATTTTCTTCCAGCGTTTTGTCGGATACGATCCATCTGACTCCTCCCACCACCAGCCAGTTTCATTACGTTTCCAGCCAGCTTCAGATAGACCACCTTCAATATCTTTCTTGAATTGCTCACGGCTAATGCCCCATTTAGCAAGATAAGGATACGGGTCAACATGGTCAGAATAATTTCGCGGCTGGTTATACGTACAGTATTGGTGCGTCTTAATACCAGCCAAACTATCAGAATCCAACGTTTTCGGAATTCCTGCTTCATCAGCAAGGTTTCTCAAAAGCTCAACATAGAGCTTGTAATCACGCATAAACTCTTCTTTTGTGCTATGACTTTCAATCAATTCTACTTGTCCGTAACCTTCAACGTTCCAGCCACCTCCCACATCGTAGGCTCCCATGTCTGTGTACCAGGTCTGCATCACACGGCCGTTGCCGACAACGTGCGAGAAAAAGCCTGAATCAACAGGACGACGCATATGATAGTCTGCTTCATTTTGGGCTGTTGAATTGGGATTTCCTGTTGAATGTGCATGAATTTGTCTGTATGGTTGTTCTCCGACCTGCGGTAAATCAGTTCTTAGTCTACTTGTATCAATATCCATTATTGTTCTCCTTCGTTCTTATCGTTTTTATCGCCAGATAAACGCTCAAATGCCTTAATGATAGGCTGGAAGATAGTCACATTACCTTTCAACTTACGGTAATTTTCGATGAGTGACTGGAATGTGAAAAGCAAATATCCCAGGTAAATCGAGTATAGAAATGCGAACCCTGTCTTCTCAGGCAACAAGACAGACATCGGAATCAATACCATCAGCAATAGAACACCAAGAATCTTTCGAATCAGACCGTTAATACCAATCTTGCTCTTGTATTCAATTTCTGGATTTGCAATCGCTGCAAACGTCCCTGATGCAAAATCTACGATTTCTAGAATCACAATTAAACTTAAAGCATACAATACCAATCCGTCCTCTGTTTGGATTAGGCTTCTAAAAAAGTTAAACAATTCGATTTTCATATATTTCTTCTATTCCTTCCCTTCAAATTTCCAAGCGACACCCGTTCCGTTTTGTTCTAAGCTACCATTTGTCACAAATGCGCTGACAGGCTCACCATTGTAAGTAAATTCCTTGTTAAGTTGAACCAAGATTCGTTTCCCTTCGCCATTGACCTCTACGTGCTCAGGGTCTTCAATGGTAATTAGGTCATGTGGTAAGTAGGTCTTACCACCTTCAGCTAGTGGAATCAACTCAACCAGCTCTTTGTAGGTCGTTCCATAGCCAATATTCTTGCTCATGACAGAGTTCAAAACAAGAACATGAATGACCTTCTGATTCACCTTCGAATTCTCTTCGGTCTGCTTAATAAGAGCTGCAAGCTTGTTCTGTTCAGTCTCATTTTGCGCAATCTTCTGATTAGCCTGTTCAAGCTGAGCCTGTGCCTTAACGATGGCACTACCTGGATCTAACTCAGCTTTTAGAACATCCAGCACCGCTTGAATTAAGACATCTTCTGGTTCATTTGTACGGTCTCCAGGAAATGAACGTGAGTTAGTGCTGTAGCGATTTCCTTCTGATAGTTGAATTTCTACCACGGTCTCAACGTTTGAGCCAGAAATTCTTAAGTACGGTTTTGTTGATAAGTTATAGCCATTGATTGCCATGTCTATTCTCCTTCTGCTGGTTTAGTTTGTTCATCAAGCAGAGCTTCCAGCTCATCCACTCGTGCTTGAAGTTTTTGATTTTCTGCCAATTGTTCTTCCAGCTGAATGCTCAAGAGATTATTTGCAATCATTGTACCGTTTGATGTATCGGATAAGTCATTGATTGTCATCCGAAGTGCGCGATTAAGCTGTTCTGTATTCATTTTCTAAGTTCTCCAATCTGTGTGTTAATTTTTGATTCTCAAGAGCAAGCTCCTGAATAGCTTTGAGTGCGATATTGGTCAATCTGAGATTGTCCAGATTCAACGTATCACCGTTTTCGTAAACAAGTGTAGGATCTACCGCTTGAACATCTTGGGCAATCAAACCAATATTAGTATGTGCTTGTCGTGGTCTATCCTCTTGCTTCTTCCAGTCATATTCCTTGAACTGGAATTGCTGGATATAATCAAGAGCCTTGTGCTTACAATCAACAATATTTTCTTTCAGACGTCTATCTGAGAAATGCTTATCGACTATCGTCCACAAACTGTAAGCTTTACCTTTATAGCTATAGTAAATATCATTCCCAGAACCACCAAAATCAAGAGTTACATTTGAATTCCAATATCCGAGAGTTGCTGTGCTTGATCCACCGATAGATCCTTTTCCAGTCTTAAACCAGCCAATCCCATTCGCTTTGATGTATCCCTCTACTGTTAATAGAAAATCATCACTTCTGCTTGCGTAACCACCGGTAGTGAAATCCGAGTCCTTGTAAATGAAAAGGCCATAAGGAACATTCTCGCCACGTCCGTAAGAGCCGATGAATTGGACACCCAATCCATCTTTGGAATTATAATCTCGTGGTACGTTAATCTGTAAACCGCCATTCACTGTATCAAACGAACCGTAAGAACCTAGTTGGATTTTAGTGTGGCCTGTTAATGTTCCACCAAAGATATTTGCCCCTCGAATCGTTCCACCGTAGATTCGGTCACCGCTTAAAATACCTGACCGAACTTGACTTGCATCAATCGCAACACTCTGAACTCGGTTGATAAAGGCTTGCTTGGCAAACAATTGACTCAAGTAAGCTTCATTTGCGACTAGCTTATTGAAAAATGCCTGGTCAACTTTTATTTTTTCCGCAGTAACAGCTTCAGCATCTAAAACGACTGTGGTAACCGAACCAGCTTCAAAATTGGCCGTTTTCAGCTTATCAACCATAGCTGACTTAATAACCGCTTTATCAATCAGGGTCTCGCCAGTGATATGAGTTAATTTTCCGTCAAATCGGTTATGGCCATTGGCCCCAAGATTGATTCCTGAAATCAAATCCCCTGCGCTATTCAGATTTCTGATAGCGTACGATCCAGCAAGTTGTGTTACTTGTGTCCGTGTTGCTTCGGTTAGTTTGTAAGCATCATCAAATTGACTTGGTTTGTATGGTCCAGTATTAGAACCACGGACCAATATAGGCTCTTTAAATTCAATCCAGCCGTTTTTGGCTAAATAAATATAAAACGGGTAATTCACATCTTCGCCAAAAGCAAAATCTTCTTGAACTGTGAAAGACTTTTGAAATTCTTGCCACTCGTTTAAAGGTGGTCTGTTTTTCCCAATATCAGCGTTTAATAAGATTTTATTTAGGCCATGGTTTTTGACGTTAAAAGCAAAAGTAGAATCTGGATATTCCTTAATACGGTATTTAAATCCGAGAGTGTACGTTTCACCACGATAAATTTTCTTTACATAAATCGGCAAAGTGAAACCTGACCAATTATAGCCAGCAAGACCTTGTGCCTTAACTGTGAAAACACCATCGGCAACTGATACATTGACTCCGCTTCTATTCGCATTTACTAGTGAATGCTTATCCATCGTCATGGAATTTACAATCAAGTTGTTATCATCTGTAACGTACTTGCCCACTTCCGTTTGAAAAATCTCGTTAGACATAACAAGCCTTGAAATTTTATCAGGCAAGCCTTGTTCTGTATTTCCCAAAATCCTCTCATATAGTCGGCTTGTCTCTCGAACTTGCTGGAAATCCGTTTGATTAGCTTTTCCAGAAATCAGTGAGGTGATATCTGCAAATCGTCCATCTACCGTCTGCTTATATTGAGCAATCTTTGAGGTAATATCATTGTTTGTCTGCGTGCTTATAGCATTAAAACGACGTTCTAGACCTCTCACATCTTCCTGATATGCTGATTTACCAACAAAATCACGAGTAACCAGCTCACGTACAGACGTCGCTTGCTTAGCGCTTTCCTCACGAGCATATCGCTGCAAGCTCTCTTGTCGCTGGCCGTCTTGATTGACGTAACGCTCAACCGCTGTCATCTTAGCAGACAGACCTTCAGCAGTTTTCTGAAATTCAGACTTAGCAACGACCAGGTCAGTCTTTCCATCTTCGGGAGCAGGGCCTGCATCTATACGAGTAGAGCTTCTGGTTAATTCGACCTTGCGAAAGGCTACATGTCCTATCTCATCATAACCAAGAATAATTCGCCAAAAGTCAAAATTATCAGGCTTGGTCAGCGCTGGGATAGTGACTTGATAGGTCTGCCAGCTAGACGTGAGATTGAAATTGCCATTTATAATCCCAGGATTGCCAGGTACTGTTCGATTAGCTCTTAGTGATACCCAAACGCTTGGGTTTCCAGAGTGACACATAGCTTGAAATGAGAGCGTATAAGTCTCGCCAATCTCCAACTCAAGAAGAGCTGTCGAGCTTTTATCTGAAACTCTACTTCCTTCTTTTGAGAAAATCTGCATTTGCTTCCAAGTATTAGTCGTACCTTTGACGTTATATTCTCCGTTTGAGATAGTCCAATCTTGGGGGCTGTTATCACCTTGACTATAGTGCCAAAGTCCTCTTGAAAAGTCGTAGTCTTCAGCATAGTTGCGACTACCGACTTTCATCTTCGAAAATTCTTCTCGCAATTTCCCAGCTTCAGCTACAACCAAAGTCTTATCTGCCTTATCCTTGGTTGCGTTCAGGATTTCCTGACGAATAGAACCAGCACGAACTTCAAATTCAGCTGTACTCAATTTCTGATTTAGCTTGTTCTGCGTATTTGTCTCGAGACTCTTCACGGACTGCCTGATATTCTCGGCAGTCACATTGAGCGAGCTGATGTCAGCCTTGGATCTCAAGCCTTCAGTCAGACGGCTCACACCAGCATCAAGCGAATCAGCACGTTGTTTGAAGTTGGATTCAATTGCTGAGACACGGTCTCCTTGATTTCTATGCGCAACCTGCACACTCGCTATCTTACTAGAAAGCTCCTCAGCTGTCTGTGTGAGTTCTGACTTGCTTGCCTTACCATTAGCCAAGTTGGTCAACTCTGACAGTCTGCGAGTCGTTGTCTCCTCATACGTCGCTTGAGCCGACTTCACACCAGTCAGTTCTTTTTTTGTCTGAACAAGTGCTTCAACTTGCTTGGCAATCTCAGCTTCAGCCTGTGCTTGCTTCGGTCGAATATCGTTCGCGATTGTTCGTTTCAGAACATCCAAATCGCCCGATAGAGCCGTCTGAGCGCTCGTAGCCTGTCTCTTAAATTCTTCAAGTTTTGCAGTCGAATCTAGACCAATCCGTTTAGCTTCTTGAGCAAGCAAGCTGCTTGCACCAGCATTTCTCAACGCTTCTTCAGCTCTACGCTTGGCTTCTTGTAAAGGCCCATTGTCGAAACTGTCAAAGCGCTGATTGATAGTATCAGAGATTTCTCTTTTAACTTCTTCAGCTCTTGCTCTGGCCAGTTCAATACCGTCAGAAATTTCCTGTCTAAGCAATCCAGCCTTATGATCAAAGTCTAAGTCAGCATTTTGAAGAGCCTTTTCAAGGGCGATTTCTTGTGCGGTTCCTGTCACACCAAGGATGGCATCAGCTGCGCTAGATAAGCCGCCAGAAACTCTAGAACCACCAGTGCCTGCCTTATCATCGAAAGTCAGAGATATATACTCTTCTTTCAAGGCATCGAACTCATAAGCAATAGCTTTCTTGAATGAATCGACATTGTGCTTCCGACTCTTAAGGTTGACTGTATCACCTATGTGGACCACTTGACCATCAAGTTCATAAGCTTCAATCTTGATAGCATCAGAGACCTTGTCAATACCCTCATTTGAGAACTTAGCTTGTGCCCACTTCTTCAACTCTTCAACAGTCTTAGCATTGTTGTTCTCATACTCTTTTTCATTGATATAAGGGTATGAGTTGATAAGAGGACTATCCACAGTCACTCTGATAGTCGTTTCCTTTTCAGCGCCTTCAGGTTTGAAAGTTGATTTGGCATGGATTCTTGTGACAACATTCTGACTGTTTCTTGTGCGTTGGTAATCTTTCAGATTCTTATGCGTTGTAATAACAACACCACGATTCTCCCCACGGCTCTTCTTCACTGTCAGAGCGAAATTATCACGAACCAGCTCGCCTTCCCACGTTCCGACGATACTATGCTTGCCGTCCAGCAATACAGAGTACAAAGTTTCTGTCTCAGTCGTGTTGAAGGTCCTACGGTCCTGGATATCACTGTTAAATGAGAAATCTCCAAGAGCCGTTTTGGTATTTTGTACCATGCGAGAAAGAGCCATGCCACAGCTCTGACTAGTCACACTCATTTGTGTGATAGAGCGTTGCATCACATCATCTGAAATGTGATAGGCTGTGATTTCCAGATGATCATTGTGCTCAACAGGTTTCTTGATGCGAAATAGCTGCGCACCAAGAACAGGAGTCGGCGCTTTTATCAGCATATCCTCTTGGATAAGCTGATAAATGCCAGAATCAGAAATAGGATATTTCACAGTTAGGGTGAAATCCCCATTCATGGTTTCTTTCACAATCGCCGAAGTTGTTTCATGAAGTGGCTCTCCATTCCATCGAACGGTTCTCACATCTTTGTTAAGTAGATAAAGCAATTATGCCCACCCCCAAACTGTCTCAATTTCAAGCGACTGAATACCTGGGCCCAAAACAACCCCAACATTCCTAAGTTTCGCTGGATCAACTGTGATAAAATCCCCTGACCATTTCACTGGCTTCCCTGTTGTCGTTTTAAAGCTAGGATTGTCAGGATTATTGACCATCACAAGCGATTCTGAGAGTTTTTCAAGACGAATGACCTGACCAGCGATTGTAAACGAAGTCTCAACAGCGCTCTGGCCAACGATTGTAATTTTAGGAAAGGCAAGAGCAGAACCTTGAACTGTCAAAGTCCCACTTCCTGTCAATCGCTGAGTATCAGTGGCTTTGAAGTATTTGGTAGGGTGACAAGTGAAGGTCGCCTTGGTCATGTAAAGACCAGGTTGCACTTCTTCAAGGTCACTCACATTGACCTTATAGCACCAAAGACGAGTTGTTTTAACTCGCTCGCTCTCTAACCAGAACTTCTCACGGATAAACAGACTCATAAATTGGTTCATCTGCTCTTCAGTTGGTTTGACTAAGTAAATCGTATAAGACTTCTTGACCAGTTCCCTGTGCTTGTTCGTCTGAACAATTGCTCCGCTGATACCGCCATGCTCCAAGAGAGCTGTCTTGCTCTCTCCTAAAGCAATTGAAGGAGAGTCATGGACAATGACCTTAAATGGAAAAGACGATGTCCTCACACCGTCAATCACAAGCTCATTATGCTTTATCATGCAACCCCTCCTCTCAATTGTGTCCTACGTTGTAATTCGTCAGCAATCCGCTGAGCCACCTCATCAGCAATCCGACTGATATCTGCTTCTTCTCTGACAGTGTTACCAGTAATAGTAATATTGATTGTCGGTGAAGTTCCACCCATTGTCTGAGCAATACCTCGACCGATAGCACCAAGTGTTTTGTCATTAAGTGGTAACACTGCTTCATTACCAGCTTCACCGCCAACCATCATGTTATTTCCATTCATTCCAAAGATGGTTGGTTTTGTCATGATACCGCCTTTGGCATACCATTCAATTCCAATACTTGGAACACCTTGACTCAACCAATCTAATGGATTGGCCGACCCGCTCACATGAAAGTGCGGTAGTGGGATGTGTGGCCAACTGATACTGAAGTTAAACAATCCCTTGATAGCTTCAATAGCTGAAGATACAGCATCTTTTGCACCATTGATAGCTCCTGAAATAGTACTCTTGATACCTTCCCAAACACTTGATACTGTGCCAGATATACCATTTAACACATTTGAGACAGTATCCTTGATAGCGTTCCAGATATTTGATACAGTTCCTGAAATACCATTGAGAACATTTGAAATGTAGCTCTGGATAGCTGAAAAAATGGTCTGGACAATGCTTTGGATAGCTTGCCATACAGTAGAGAATACCCCCTTAATAGTTTCCCAAGCGCCTGACCAATCACCATTGATGATCTGCATAACTGCTTGAATGATACCAAGGACAACGTTTATTGCGGTCTCAACAACGGTCTTGATGATTTCCCAAGCTGTTGTAATGATAAGTTGAATGTTATCCCAACCAGCTTGAATGAGTGGGCCTAAAATTTCCAGAATTGTGCTTATAACTGTATAGATGGCATTCCAGACAGTCTCAGCACTTGCTCGAATAAGTTCCTGGTTCTCTGTCCACCAAACAACAACATTCCCAAAGATACTCATGACAAAATTAGAAATCTCTGATACGACTGTATTGATGACCTCAAGAATTGCATGCCAGACAGTCGTGACCACATCTCGAAAACCTTCGTTAGTTTCCCAGAGATATTTCACAATAGCAACAATCGCTGCTATGGCCACTACAACTCCTGAAATAATTCCAATGATTGGTAATGCTGCTGCAATCATTGCGCCAAATGAAGACATAAACACAGCTTGCAAGGTTAAGAATATGGGGGCTAAGGCTCCTACAATTGTCAAAACCACACCTAAGATGACAATGAAATCTTTTACTGGATCAGGTAACGAACTGAACAGCTCAGCCACACCCTTCACAATGCTTGCCAATGTTTGAAACACTGGAATCATCATTTCTAAAAGTGGCTGACCTATAGCAGATAATGCATTGGTTCCGGCTTGTTTCAGATTCCCCATCACATTTTCTAAGCCGTCTGATTCTCTTGCAGCCTGTCCAAGTGCTCCTGAAAGTTTATTCCCGTCTTCAACCATCTGAAGCAAGGTCAATTGCTTCTGCGCTTCGCTCAAGTCCTTGAATGACTTTCCGTACAATTTATTTGCAGCGGCATTCCTAGTTGTCTCTGTCGCAGAGATACCAAGAGCCGCATCGTTAGAAAAGTTTCCTTTTAAAAAGGATTGTAGGCTTTCTGTCACGCTCTCAATGGACTTATCATAAAAGGCTGCACCATCTGCTGCTGCCCTAGTCGCACGAGAAGTTAGATCCAAAGCTTCGGAAGTATTCAATCCTGAAGTTTTAGCAAATGAAGCCATCTGAGTAAATGACCCTTGTAAACGCTCTGGGACAATATCCATTTCCCGACCAATAGCATTCAATGCTTCTCTTGCTTGAGTTTCCATATCTCCGAAAACAGTAGTAAATTGAGCATTACTAGCTTGCATTTGAGCAGCAGCTTCTAACGCTTCTTTCCCTACTTCCACAAGTTTATCTGAAATAGCACTCAACTTCTCACTAAACTGTTGAAGTAGTTCTGCCCTTAAATTTCTTGAGATTTCACTTAAACTTTCTTGAGTGCCATCAGCAGCAGACTTTGTTCCCTTCATCTCATCATTGAGATGATTAAAAGCAGTCTTAGCCTGATTTAGCTCAGCTTCCATCCTGTTGGCTTGTGTGGAGTTCTCACCAAATTCTTTTTTGGTAATTTCCAATTGCTGTTCTAGATTAGAAATTTGTTTACTTACAATCTCAGACTGAGCACCAATCTTTTTCTGGGCAAGAGCATTTCTCTCGGCTTCACTAGCATTAGCGCCTAGCTGACTTTCTTGCAGTTTGAATGAGCTTGTCACCTTTACCATCTCTGAAGCAAGTTGACTCTGCTCATTTTGTAACTCTTTTAATTGGTTCTTGTTGTTCTGAGTAGCACTTCCATTCTCAATAAGCGCCTGGTTCACGTTTGCAAGCTTACCCTCATATCCTTTTAGGACGTTTTGAGTAACTTCTACTTCACGTTGAAAAGCACGGTACTGGTCAGCACCGATATCACCATTTTTGAATTGCTGCTCCACCTGAGACTGAGCTTGTCTCAAGGTTTCTAGTTTCTCCTTGGTCGTCGAAACTTGCTTTTGCAAGACTTCTTGCTTCTGAGTCAGGAGCGTTAAGTTCCCTGTATCAAACTTCAATGCTTTGTCAATCTGTCTCAACTCCTGACTTGCATCAGTAGCAGCCTTATTGACATTTTTCAGGGCCTTTTGTAAGGGCTGCGTGTCGCCATCAATTTCAATTTTGATACCTTTGATATTTCCTGCCATATTTCCTCCTTTCATAAAAAATAGAAAAGCACTGAGAGAACTTCTACGACTGATAATGCAGTTAGGACAATGAACTTGACCTCAGAATCGCTCTCTCAGCACTCATTTCTTCTTTAAAAACTGTCAAAATCAGCTTGCGTTGCCTTCCGTTCGCCACCTTTGTCCTCGCTCCGCAGATTTACATAATCCGTCTGATAATCCAGAGCCATTCCGATTGAAATGTGCTTTAAATCATCGATAGACAGACCAGTTTCTTTACAGCAAGACAAATAGGATTCTACTGTGAAGATTTCTTCGCTAGCTGATTCTGATTCATCTGGTGCTTTTTTGTCGTCATGCTCGCATTCAGCATTTCCATCAGCACAGGTCCAACTTCCTGAATCGGGAAGATTTCCATTTCCATGAAGAATTGTTCATAAGGCTTGATTTGAGGATTTGCAGATTTAGCAAAGGTCCAAAAAAGACGGTTGAAAAAGGTCATGTCAAAATCTGACAACATCGAAATATCAATATTAGTCGCTGTCAATTCCTTGTCGGTTTCCAGCTTGTTCAATTCATTCATGAATGATTGATTTTTCAACATCGAGAACAAATCTTGAAAGTAATCTTTCCCAAATTGTTGCTTGTAGGCGATAGGAGTATAGCCATTAGTGCCCAACTCATACTCCTGATCACCAACCAAAACGATTTTACGCATAGATTTTCTCCTTAAGCTGCAACGGCAGTAGGTTCATACACTTTCTTGAACCAGTTGTCATACGCATCCTTGTCATCAGCTGATGTGATTGAACGTTTAACAACTGTATCCAATGGACGCGGGCTAGCTTTGAAACTAAGTTCACGTTCGTTGGTTGATGTCCCGTTCTTAGTTTTTGAGCCAAGAGATGGGCGACTGGCAAAACAGTAGTACATCACATAGCGAGTCTTGTTTTTGTCGCCTTCAAACTGGAACATCATTGCAAACTCTGTCAAGCTCGCATCTGCTTTTTCAGTCATAACACCCGTCTGAGGATCCTTGATTTCACCGAGAATTTTTGTTGCAAATTCATCGATGATGTGCGGAATTTTAAGTTTACCTTCATATCCTTCATTTGAATTCATGAAATGGTAATCCTTGTTGTCTGCCTTGATAGGAGTTGTTTCCCCTTTAGTGTCAAGTGTCAGCTCCATTGCTCCAGGAAAACGAAAAACATCACCGTAAGTAATAACTCCATCTGCTGCAAGTGTTTTGATAGGTGCGATATGTACGTTTTCTAAACCAAAGGTTACTTTATTTTCTTGAGTCATGTCATTCCTCCTTAATATAGATAGACCGTATAAGACTTGACATAGAGTCTTTCAGTCTCGATAAATGTTTCTTCTTGGACATCGAAAAAGAGCTCGTGGGTTGTCCACAGCTCTTCCAGACGTTCTTCCAAATCTTCATCCTTATTCTCAAAAGCCAGCTCGACTGTCACGCTCTTAATCTGATGATTAACCGTGTTGTCAGCTCCATTGATGACTGGACTAGATTCATAATAGACCAGGTAAGGTAGGTCAGGAGCGCTCCCAGTTTTAAACGCTCGATAGGTGACAGGTAGGTTTACCTGTTCCAAAATAGCAGCAAAGTCTGATAGCTTCATTTCCCAATCTCCTTGATACGCTTCTCAAAGTTCTGAATTGCTTTTTCTTCAGCTGGCTTGATGTGGACGATACCAGCGACACGACCACCATTTCTTGAAAGGTGCCCATTCTCAAGTATGTGAGTAAGACTTGCAACTGCGTTGAAAACGACAAAAGAGCCATTTGCCAACTTCTTCTTTTTCCAACTTCTACGATACTTTCCGTACCGTTTCGGACTTGTCTCTTTCAACTCATCCACAGTCTCATCAGCCACTTGCTCTGCAATCTTATCCACTTCTTCAGTAACCTCATCAGAGTAAGCTGCAAGCTCTTTCGCTATCAAATCAGCAAGGTCATTACTCATTTCAAGACCTCTGTCAAAGTCAACTCTAAAATTTCAGAATCGATAGGATAGGTTTTCAAGATACGATATTGCTTGCCTTCAAATTTCGCAAACTCCTGATTCTCATACTCAAAATTTCGAATCTCAACGACCAAGCTCGGTTTTAGACCTGCCTGGTTTGCTTGATAAAATTCAGAGCGAGTAACATTCTTTTTACGACACAACAGAGTAACTTCAACATCTTCAGAGATTGGTTGTAGTAACTTGTCCTTACCTGTGACTTTTTTAGAGATCAATTTGATTTCATGATTCCACATTCTTGACCTCTTTCTTTGATGCTATCTGTAAATTATGCAGTCGCCATTGAAGGTGACGTGGCATGTCCACCCCACCTTCATAGCGATAAGCAGCATAGTCAACGATAAACATTTCATGGTCAGCACGCTCACCAACAAGCTCGATACCAAGGTTATCGGTCAATTCAGTGATGACACTTGAAATGATTTTTTCTAACGGCTTGTCTCTCAAGCGGGTTGAAATACCCAGCTTAAGCTTCAGCAATTCTAAAAGCTGACCTTCATCCATGCTTACTCCTCAACTTCCTTAGCAGGCTCTTCAGCAGTTTCTTCAGCAGTTTCCTCAACTGTTTCTTCCTGCTCAACTGCGGGCTCCTCCTTAACTTCTTTTGTTTCAGGAGCTGGTTTCTTAGGCTCATCATCTCCCAAAACCTCAAGGAAGATAGAGCCAGCAGTGTTAGAACCAGTCAAAAGGCCATTGGTAAAGCTATCTGTTGGCTCATATCCTTCACGAGGAAAGATATCGCCAACAGCATAGTCATGTTTTTCAGGATCAGCCAAGTCCTTGAAAGGACGGATTACTTTATAGCTCATACGCCACCTCCTTAAGCTACAACATCAGTGTAAGTTCCGAAGAATCCAGCTTCTTCATCTACTTTCTTAATATCCAAACGGATAAAAAGCCCAAGCAATTGTCCGTAAATGTCATTGTTCACCCATTTAACGGATACTTGAGCACGGTCAAACTCTTTGACGAACTCAGTGACATCACCGATGAAGAATTTCATGTCCCCTTCATTTCCAAACACTGTGTCATCTACTTTGTAGATTGTTTTACCACCAAATGAATATCCAGTAGGTGAAGCTACATCAGTTTGAAGCATGTAGCGTCCATCTTTGTCCTTCACCTTGTCTAGTGCAGCAAACATTGACTTAGTTACAACGATGCTTGCTTTGTAAATTGATTTAAGCTTCTTGTTGTAGATATCTTTAATACCATCAAATCCAGCCGCATCTGCTTGGGTAGCTGTTTTGAGGACAGCTGTAACTAATGACAATTCAGTGTTTTCACCTTGATTGAATACTTCGTCTTCAACAATGGACATGATGTCATAGTCTGCGTCGTCAATCATTTCTTGTGACACAGGGACATATCCACGGTAAGTCTTGATTGAATAATCAATCTCACTGATTGCTGGTTTTCCGAGTTCTGGATTTGATTTCAATTCATCTGTTGAAACCATTACACCATCTGTTTTCTTGATAACTGGATATTTACCAGATCCACTGTTAACTTTCACACGTTCCACAAGATCCAAAAGTGGATTACGTGTTTTGTTAACAAAATGAGGTTGCAAAACTTCAGTAGGGATTAAAGCTGCGCTTCCTGAATCAGTAGTTTTCAAACCTACGATGTCACGAGTTTGACCAGTACGAATGTATTTAGCAATTGCGTCACGTTTTTCCAATTTCTGTCCTCCACGTTTTTCTTGACCTGGGTAAGTCGGGGCTTTGCGATTCAATTCTTCAACTTGATTTTGCAAATCTTCGATTTCCTTTTCAAGTTGTTCTTTTTCTGCCAATTTTTCATCCAATTCTTTTTGAATATCTTCCAGGTTCTTTTCAACTGCTGAAACTTCTTCATCATTTCCAGCTTGATCCAATTTCTTCGCTTCAAGTTCAGAACGCTTGTTCAATTCTTTGATTGATTCTTCAAGTTCTACCACTTTTTCTGCTTTGTTGCGCATGCGAGCGCCTAAAATCAATGATTTGTGCATAGGTTAAATTTCTCCTTAATTTCTTTCTTGCGCTTGTCCAGCGCTTCACGATTGGCACGCTGTTGACTTTCAAAGTCTTTCTGTCGTGCAGCAATTTCCGTTTGCGGATAGGCTGGGAAAGTACATGGACTCACTTCAAAGATTTCTAATTCTAAGATAGTGTCCAGGTACGAACCATCTGCTTGCTCTTCCGTATTGATTTTGATTGGGATGAAACCAAAGCTACATCCAATCACATCGCCACGCTGAACACGAGCATAGGCCCCAACAGCTTGCGGGTCATCCTTATTGATGATGATATCACCGTAAAGTCCGATTTCATCAACTCCCAAAATGACCGTTCCATTACCAGTCCGACCAAGCACCAAACTATCATCATGGTTGAATAATGCCCTGATGTCAGCTCCTTTGATGGCTTTTTCAACACCCTCACGCTTGATTACCTCAAAGTAGCCTGGCCATAATTCAGTAACTTCATCAAACTTTATAAAGTACCCACTCAAAATCAAATCACCGCTGTCTGCTTCTTCTCGTGTTTGAAATTGAGTGGGCATATAAGCCTTACGTTTCTGCATCAGTATTTCCTCCTTCCTTATTTAATTTGCTCTGATTGCCTAGCTCGCCTTGTGGCAAATAGTTTTCAAGAACAATGATTTCATCCATTTCAGGATCAGGAGTCATTCCAACCCAATCACGCCACTCATTCCTACGCATAGCGGCATTACTAGTCATCTGCCTTGCGACAGTAGATAGCTCTGTAATGTCATAAGAGTAAAGCGATCGTGGGTTGAACTTGAAGTAACGATTACTTGAAATAAGTAAATCTCTTGTAAGAGTCTGTGTGATTGTTGTAGCAATACTCATGACTGTAGTATTTACAAAATTGTTGTATTCAACCTTGTCGAATTTTCCAACTCCCAAAATAAAAGCTGGAACTCCCAAAAGTCCAGCAACTGTTTTTTTGTCAATTTCAACAGATTCATTGATAGCGATATCTTTTAAACTTAATGGCTTGACCTGTTCGACACTCAACAAAGCATCAGGAATAATCCACGGCTCACCTGCCTGACTTGTTGTTAAGTATTTCTTGGCGACCTTGTCTCGCCCCTCTTGCGTGCCCAACTCTCCATTCGAAGAATCAACCTTAACAATCAGGCTAGGAACGTTCTTTCCATTCATAAATCCTTTTTTGATTTGAGTAGCAAGGTTTAAATTCCTAACAATATCCCTCAGAGCAAGCCTGTAGCCAGTCCCTATAAATGGATTATCTGGATCTGGGTTGATTACAAAGTGCACGATTTCGCTTGGGTTGTAGTCGATACCACGATAATTCACGATATAACCAACATCATCACTTTTGAAAGAAACTTCACTCATAGAGAATGGTCTCAGGTTCAAAATATAATCATTCACAGGATCATACTCAACATGAATAACTGAGTTTCCGTCACCGAATAGCAATAGGTCACGCACAATCTTGAAAATCCAAGTTTTACGAGTCATATTGTCGCATGGGTTTACATCAATCTTTCGAGCCAGTCCGTCTTTTATTCGGATATCGCCTTTGTCGGTATTCTCCATCAAATGAATGGTCATATTTGATACCATGTCAGCAATCTTATTGACCGCAGCAATCACATCAGGATTTCGAGCCAAAGGCACATAGCTATCACCGTCAATATAAAGCCCAAAATCTGAATGAGTGATAACATTCGTTCCGTTTCGACTCTTACCACGTTTCAAAAATCTATCTAAAAGCCCCATATTTCCTCACCTCCTTTCTATTAACGATTATCTCTTTCTCAGTCTGTCCAATTCTACAATGTTCTGGATTAACTTTAGGATCTAATATTGATAGCTCTAGCTGGAAAGGCTTATCCAGTGGTAAAAAAATATCTTTCATATCCCACCTAATCAAAGAAGCTCATGACATTCTGATTCTTGCCAAGGTTAGCAAGAGCCTGAATACAAGCAAAAACGCTGGCATCGAACAAGTCAATTCTTGCAGTACCACCGTCACCGTCTAATTTCTCATATTGCACCGCATCGTCCACCTTTTCAATTGCTCTAACATTGCTCACGCAGTATTCATAAGCGTCCGAATGAAGATAGTAAAATTCTTTATTCTTAACTTTGAACTCAATCCGTCTGAATCCCTCTGATTTCAGATAAAAAAGCTGAGGTTGGTCAATCATCTTGAACCGAGCTTGTTTCATTTTTGTGAGGAACTCACGACCAAACTTCCTATCCATTCCGACAGCAGCAATCTTGAACCCTTTCTCCCTCATCTTGATGAACCATTTGACAATATCATCATAGAGGACGGTCGGAGTGTTGCTCATCGTCAACCAACCATCAGACTGCCACCCAAAGAGTGGAATCCCGTCATCGTTGGCCTTTTTCTGAGCGTTGACACGAGGGAAGAAAGCGTGTGTGATACAGATATCAATATCTTTTTCACCATCATGATAGACACCATAGAGAGCAGCAGCGGTTAAGTCGTGCAATCTTGACAAGTCAGCACCACCGTACCATTGGATTGGTAAACGTGCCAGCTCCTCTAGGGTCCAATCGTATTGACTATCTGAAGCAATGAATTCATCAGGATTGAAGTAAGCATTCATAGAGTTTGTGAATACATTCAAAGTCTTGTTGAAAAACTCATTTCTTGTCTGTGGATCATTCATAGCTTGTTCAGCTTCTTCTCTCAGAGCCTTGAGCGATACCGTCACACCCCACGAAGGATTGGCTTTTTTAAGAACATTCTCGTCCAGATAATCGCCCACGTCTCCATCAGTCGTCTGGTCAGCTTTGCAGATAAACATGAACAAGGAATCATCCTTGACCAATTGTTTAAGAACCTTTTGACAATATTTCAGACGGTTAGCAAGGAAACCAGTAGGAATATCACCAGCCGTAGAGATAACAAAAAGCATACTGTTTCGGTATGCTGACATTGTTTTCTTCATAAGACCGTACTTCTTGCTGTTTCTCATCGTGTGAGCTTCGTCTAGGATAATTACGTTACCGTTCAATGAGTCCAAACGGCTTTCATCGTTGGCCAGTGCCTGAATAAAGAAAGAACCCTCGATACCAAAATTAGCAGTGATTGAGTGCTCCTGGTTGTTATCCTTGATACGAATGTTCTTGTCATTCCATCGCTCTACATTGAATTTTAAGAATCCAAAGGCTTCCATAGCTTGCTTGACCGAGTTGGCCACGATGTAGCATTTTGAACCGCTATCCGTGTCTAATATCTGATAAGCAAGTGCGATTGCAGCAGTAAACGAAGTCTTTCCATTCTTCCGAGCAAGCATGATAAGCGCTTCTTTGAACCTGCGCTCGTTTGACCCTTTGTAGTAAAATCCAAATAGATTAACAACTACAAAGTGTTGCCATGGTTGCAAAAGTAATGGCTTGTTACGGATAGACACCGCAAACATATCATCACCCTGCTGATGGACTATCGTATTCTCGATGAAGTGAACAACAAAATCAACGATTTCCTCATCCATTTCAAACTCAGGATTTTCAAGATCACGCAAGAAACGTTCAGCTGCAAGAATGTTCTCCTCACAATGTTCCTCTCTGTGAGATATGACGTGCTGAGCATACTCTTTCGCTTTGCCAAGATTACCCATTGCCCGTCACTCGCTTCTTCTTGATTTCGTTCTTGAACTTCAGGACCTCAGTAAGAACTGAATCACCTTCTTGTTCTACTACCTCACCGAGTGATTTCGGGTTCATCATCAACTGATTAGAGTAGCTGAGAATGTCTTTCCTCAAAATTTCCATCGCTGTCAAGATTGGAACTTTACGTTCGTTTTCAGCACCAGCCTTATTGACGTAGGTGTCTGTTACTGGATAACCCATGTCAGCATAATCTTGAGCAAGTTTCTGATACTGATAGAGCATTCCTGCAAAAATATCAATGATCATTTCGAACTCTTTACGATAAGTGCCCAAGTCTTTCATCTGCTTGACCACTTTTGACTTAATCGACTTTGCTGTAATTGGTTTAGCCAAAAACTACCTCCTTTCGTCAAAATCGCTTAGTTTTTACCCCCTTTTTGTTTGAAGGCCCCCGACTTGGAAAAAGTTCCCTTCACCGGTACCCTACTGGCCAAAATGATTTTTCAAAAAGAGGGGGGGACTAAAATTTTTCATTTTTCATTTTTGAAAAAATTTAAAAATTCTTTTTTTCTCTTTTTCTGCCAGTACAAGCCTTGGTTGATTACTCTATCGTTCACTCTATCATGAAACGTATTGTGTTTCTTATTCGTCAACGGCAAACAATTCCATTCAACGAATTCAAGTTCAGGATATTCAGATACAGGAAAGATATGGTGAACCATTTCTGCTTGAACAGAAATTCCGTAACGCAAACTTTCTTGACAAAGATAATCATGCTTACGCATTATCCTATCACGGAACTTCTCCCACTTCTTAGATCTCAAGGATGGTCTGATAGGTTTGTTATACATCTCAAACCTCCTTTCTCAATGCAAAAGGGACAGGCCTTTGACCTATCCCATCTCATACAAGAAATCTATGCTACCATAATAAACTCTTTTTCGTGAGACTTCAAGATACCTTTTGTCTCATTCTTTTTTATTTTTGTATTCGCAAATAGAAATGATTTTGTTATTGTCATTGATGTGCTTATAAAATCTAATTGATTCTGGGTGAATTTCACTAACCGCAATTCTCCCTTCAATTCCAATATCACTCACTTCAAGGTTTAAAGTTTCGTCGGCAATGCTTCCTAAAATTTGGATTTTATCTTTGCTTGATATTTTTTTATAAATCAAATTCAAAATTCTTTTCAGTATTTTTATCATAGTCATACCTCTTGATGCTATACCAATTTTACCTCTCACCTTCACATATCTTATATTTTGTTAAACTCACTCTAAATCTCAAACCCTTACTAAGCATGGGTTTTAAAGAGTTTCATTTTTTCAGTTTATGCTTAACTCATTATGTGAAAGTAATATCTAAAAAAATTAAATGACAAAGTTCCGTAGTGCGTCATCAAGCTCTGCTTGCTCTATCCCTATGTATCTCAGGGTAATCGCAGGTGATGAGTGATTGAACATTTTCTGTAAAGTTCCTACGTCCTTTGTCTTGTTGTAATATTTATAGCCAAACGTTTTCCGCATTGTATGTGTTCCGACATTATCAATGCCAAGTTCTTCAGCAGCTTCATGAATAATTTGATAGGCTCGCTCACGAGTGATCGCTTTATTTTTTCCTTGCCTACTCTTGAATAAGAAATGATGAAATGGTTTGTCCTCGACATATCTCCTCATTTCTTTCTTGAGCTCTTTTGTCATCCGTCTTGTTATCTGCTTGCCAGTCTTCCGTTCTCTCAGTTTGATGTGCCAACCTTGAACATCTTTAACTTTTAAGGTAAGTATATCTCCGACTCGCAAGCCAGTATTCAGGCCTGTAATGAATAGCATATAATACATCTCATTCCACTCTCTGAGATAATCTTTCATTGCCTGAATGTCGTCATTATCTTTTATCGGTGATACAAATTCCATGTTCTACCTCCTTTCTGCAAAACAAAAAGCCAGCATTTGCTGACTCTTGACGATACTTCTGTTGGACAACTTTTTGACTAGAATTAAGGATGACTCCTCAAGTTTGATGTGTGTTTTTGTTTCAGAAGTTCATGCTATCATAATAGACCTTTTTTCGTGAGACTTCAAGATGTCTTTTGTCTCAATCTTATTTACAACTCACCTTTAAGTATAGCGTACTGTTCTAAGATAATCCTTCTACGTCGATAGATTGTAGCTTTGCTCATGAATTTCTGTTCTGCTATTTCTTCCCATCTCAGTTGAGGATATCTCCAGCGCAAATTAAAGATTTCCTTATCTTCATCAACTAGATTGATCAAGAGTTTGTTAATAATAGCTTTGAACCCTTCGAGAAATTTTAAGGTTGGATCATCTGCAATTTTTATTGCGATGGTTTCGGTAGGTTTGCTTATTCCTACGCTAGGCCCACTTTGAGCATCTGGATTTCGAGTTTCTAATTCTAGCCTTCTCAAATCTATTGTCCGTTGAATGTTTTGAAATTTGAAAAGTTCTCTGTCTAATGTTTTGAGGTCTTCGTCGCTTAATTTCTTCAATTCCTACCCCCTCGATATCTTCGTGACTCTTTCCACTTGATAATATTACCATCGTTATTGTTGTTGAAATAATCTGGTAATCTTGCTGTTGGACTTTCTTTATAGATCACTTTTTCAACGACCTGGACTCCAGGCATCATTTCATCATCTATCCACCCAACAAGCCACGCAGGGTTTACATCATAGGTTTTAGCAATCATTTCAATTTGCTTAATAGACGGATATCCACCCCGTTCGTACAAATGAATTGTGTTTTGAGAAACACCTGTCTCTTTCGCCATCTGACCGACAGAAAGACACAAGTCCTCTCTAAGTTCTTTCAGTCTTAGCTGCATCTTGCTCTCCACTTTCTAGTATTAGCTTTTATGAATCTAGCCTGCTCTTGCATCTGCTTCCATTCATAATCCATGATGATTTCAAGCTGGTTGTTACAAAGACCTCTTAAGAAATCATTTTGAGCATCTAGCTTCTCAATATCCTTATAGGCCCTTTCATACAGTTCATCTTCCAGAAATCTAATACGCTCTGCCATCGCTTCCTGAATGATGATGTAAGTTGGTTTCTTGTACTTTGTCATTACAATCTTACCTCATCTCCTATTTTAAGAGATTCATAGTTTGTTTGAGTAACTACGAATATTCCGTAATTTTGCACTGTGATAGTGTACATGTCGCCAATCTTCTCCTTTTGTAAGACTCTGCCTTTGATTTCTGCGCCTTGATTATCGGCTCGATAGATAACCATCGGGCGCTTTGCTTCTAACTTTTTAATGTGGATACTCTGCCAAATATTCAATCCAGCAGACAATAAAATCCAGATTGCGATAAAACGTTTCATTCGGTTGCCTCCTTCTTTAATTTTACGGCAATTTCTAAGTAAAAGTCTTGATCGGGTATCTCTAGCATCGCTGTATTGGTTTTACCGTCAGACTCAACGATAATTTTTCCGATTGCCAAAACTAAGTCTCCAATTGTGCTATTTAGCGTAAGGCTCATTCTATGACCTCCTTAAAGCACCCATCTATTTTTGGACTTATTTCTTTTAAAAATGGGATTTTTCTTTTCTTTTTTCTTCTGCTTGTGATATTCGCTATCTTTGTTAAAGATAATATCTTCATCTTCAATAAGTTCAGGAATGAAGTATCCAGATGGGTATCGTTCAGGTCGTTCCATCACTCCACCTCCTCAAAATAACTATGAAATTTACTTAAATTGACAATAGCGACCTCTTCGACAAAATGTTTTTCGATATCAAAGTCTGGATCATTTTTCCCAAACTCTTTCTTTATCGCTTTTACCGCTATGGAAGGTAAATCGAATATAATTGCTCCATTTCTTAAAGCAAGTGCTTGACCATATTCATTCACTATTCGATAACCTACATCGAACGGTCTGATTTTCGCAGGGATTTTTATGCGTTTGTTTTCAGT